GGTATCGCCGCTGCGGTGATCGCGCTCAACGGCTGCGACTTTACGACGGGGCTCGCCGTCATCGGCGCGTGCGCGGTCGGCAAGTGGCTGTATGAGCTGCTCCCGTACATCGACAGGGGGTGCAGAGGGTGAAATTTACTCCAGAAGAAATCGAAGAAATGCGTCGGGCAGACGAGGAGATCGAGCGAGATTTCCGATGGACGCGCGATGAGTTGGCTGCATCGCGCAGTAGAGATGCCGAAGCAACCATCTTTCAAAAAGATACCAGGTGTCGCAGCATCGCCGAGAAGCAGAAGGCTTATCGCGAAGCGAACAAGGACAGCATCGCCGAGTATCAGAAGGCTTACTACGAAGCGAACAAGGACAGCATCGCCGAGAAGCAGAAGGCTTACTACGAAGCGAACAAGGACAGCATCGCCGAGAAGCAGCGGTGGATACGCGAGGCGCGTTTGGCAAGAGGATTTTCTCAGAGGCGGTTAGCGATGGAGATCGGCGTGAATCAGCCATCGATATCTTTACTGGAATCCGGTGGCCTTAAATTGGATTCGTTTCGGGCAAAGCACGCACTTTTCGCTGCATTGGGGGCGAAGTGATGAGAAAGCATGACAAGCGCACGAGAGAGCAGCGCAAAGCCGATGAATCGGCACTGTTCGCGGCGGCGTGCCTGGGCGCGGCGGTCATCTTGATCGTGGCCTCCATCCTCGCTACCAGCGCGCAGGCGGTCGAAGCAAGTCCCGAGGAATCCTCGGTAGTCGTTGAGGAGTATGATCCCGCGTGGGACAAGCCCGCGACGGAGAGCACCGTTTGCAATGACGTGTTTCTCGGTGAGTTTACTCTGACAGCTTACTGCCCCGGGCGCTGCTGCTGCGGCAAGTGGGCGAGCGGCTACACCGCGACCGGTACGCTGGCGACCGAGGGACGTACGATCGCGGTCGACCCGAATGTGATCCCTTACGGCTCACACGTCCTGCTGATCTGGCCGGACGGAACGCAGCACAGCTATATTGCCGAGGACTGCGGCGGCGGTGTGAATGGCAACCACATCGACGTGTTTTTCAACAGCCATCAGGCGGCGCGCGTCTTCGGCGTGCAGAGCGCTATGGCGTATTTGGAGGCAGAGGAATGATCTATTGCTGCACCTGCTGCCACCTTATTTTTGACGAGCCGGACGTTATGCGGCGGCGCGAAAATCTCGACGGAGAGCGCGGGTATGTCCTTGTGACGGAAAAGTTCTGCCCGGACTGCGGCGCGGAGGAAGCCTATTTTGAAAACTACAGGGGAGAAGAAGATGAAGATTCAGAAGATATCAACGCGCGGCATGAGCCACGAAGACTGGCTTAAAGAGCGGCGAAAGAGCCTCGGCGGCAGCGACATGGGCGCTGTGCTTGGGCTGAACCGCTACTGTTCGCCCTATACGGTGTGGGCGGAAAAGACCGGCAGGATCGGCGAAGAGCCAGAAAACGAGGCAATGCGCGTCGGGCGCGACCTTGAGCCGTATGTGGCAAGCCGCTTTGAGGAAGCAAGCCGCAAGAGCGTGCGACGCATGAATTACTTGCTGCGCCGCAAGGATTGCCCCCACCTGCACGCCAACATTGACCGGCAGATCCTCGGCGAAAGCTCCGGCCTTGAATGCAAAACCGCGAGCGTGCTGAACCTCAAGCGCTACGAGGGCGGGGACTTCCCCGAAAGCTACTACGCACAGTGCGTGACGTATCTGGCTGTGACCGGCTGGCAGCGGTGGTATCTCGCTGCGCTGGTGCTTGGCAAGGGCTTTTACTGCTACCAGATCACGACGGTCAAAGACGATGACACGCCGGAATGGTGCGAGAGCAGCGTATACGTTAGCCCGGAAGAGATCGAGGCCGTCAAACGCTGCGGAGAGGACTTCTGGCGCGACTACGTGGAAGCCGACAGCCCGCCTCCTATGGACGGGGCGGAGAGCACGACGGAGACGATCTCGACCATCTACGAGGGCGGCGGCGGCGAAGTCGAGCTGTTCGGGCGCGAGAGCCTGATCGAGCAGTATCAATACCTGATGAGCCGCAAAAAGGCCATCGAAAAGGACGCGGACGCCATCAAGCAGCAGCTCATGAACGACCTTGGTGACAATGAGCGCGGATACTGCGGGCGATTCACGGTCGACTGGAAAGGGCAGAGCCGCCAGACGTTCGATGCGAGGGCGTTTGTCAAGGATCACCCAGGCATGGACTTGAGCAGTTACTACAAAACAACAAATTTCCGCAAATTTGCGGTGAAGGAGGACAAAGAAAGATGAAGGAAGGATTGATTCAGAACGCGCAGGGTGCGCAGGCCGTAAAGAAAGGCAATCCCACGATGCAGCAGTACATCAAGCAGATGGAGGGTGAGATCGCCAAGGCGCTGCCGAGCGTCATCACGCCGGAGCGCTTCACTCGCATCACACTTTCGGCTCTGAGTGCGAACAAACAGCTCGCGCAGACCACGCCGCAGAGTTTCCTCGGCGCGATGATGACGGCGGCACAGCTCGGCATGGAGCCGAACACGCCGCTTGGGCAGGCGTACCTGATCCCGTACCGCAACCACGGCCAGCTGGAATGCCAATTCCAACTGGGATACAAGGGGCTCATTGACCTTGCGTACCGCAGCGGTGAGGTCAGCATCATTCAGGCGCAGGTCGTTTACGAGAACGACGAGTTTGAATATTCCTTCGGCCTTGAGCCGAAGCTCAACCACAAGCCCGCCAGCGGCGAGCGCGGCGAGCCGAAATTCATCTACGCGATGTTTCGCACGAAAGACGGCGGCTTCGGCTACGACGTGATGAGCGTTGAGGACGTTCGCAATCACGCGAAGCGCTTTTCCAAGGCATACAGCAACGGCCCGTGGCAGACGAACTTCGAGGAAATGGCAAAGAAGACTGTGCTCAAGCGCGTGCTCAAGTATGCGCCGCTCAAGAGCGACTTTGTCCGCGCGGTGGCACAGGACGAGACCATCAAAACGAAGATCAGCGAGGACATGTATTCCGTGAGCGATGACACGGTCATCGAGACGGATAACTACACCGTCGATGAGACGACCGGCGAGGTCATCGAAAGCGACGGTGACGCACAGTGAGCATGAATCGCGTGTGCCTGATGGGCCGCATCGGGCGTGACTTGGAGCTGAAAAAGACGAACAGCGGTGTATCCGTTGTGTCGTTCCCTCTTGCCGTTGACCGCAACGGCAAGGAGGGCGGCACAGACTGGATCGACGTTGTCGCATGGCGCGGCACGGCAGAAGTGCTCTGCAACTACGCCGGACGCGGGCGGTTGATCGGCGTCGAGGGGCTCTTGCAGATGCGCGACTGGACGGACAAGAACGGCAACAAGCGCAGGAGCTACGAGGTGCAGGCTGACAGCGTGTATTTCGCGGACAACAGGCGCTCGGAGGGTAACGATACCGCCGCACCGCAATACACCACAGAGAGCGCCGCAGGCGACTTTGCAGAGGTCAGCGAGGACGACGGAATGTTCCCGTTTTAAGGCGGTGAGCAGATGCCGAATAGAATCATCAAAGAGAGCTTATGCTCAAGCGAGAAAATAGCATCGCTTTCGGATTTCGAGTTTCGGCTATGGGTTGGACTGATTACGCAAGTAGATGATGCGGGGCGCGGAGATGCCCGCCCCGCGATTATAAAAGGACGAGTTTTCCCGTTTAGGGAAAGGCTATCCATCAAAGATATCGATGCTGCGCTCCAAGCTTTGGCGGCAAAAGGCTGCGTTTCTCTCTATGCGGTAGACGGGAAGCCCTACTTTTTGTTCCCCGGGTGGGTCAAGCATCAACGTGTCAGAGATTGCAAGCCAAAATATCCCGAACCTCCGGAAAATCTCAATCTGCCGCAATCTGCGGCGAGTTGCGGCGAGTTGCCGCAATCTGCGGCCTTAATCCAATCCGAATCCAATCCGAATCCAGAATCCAATCCGAAAGAATATTGCGCTGAGCCGCAAGCGGCTGCCGCGCCACCGGTGATTTCTTTGCCGCTGAATGACGGGACTTTTTTCGACGTGCCGGAGAATGACAGGGCCAAATGGTCGCAGCTCTATCCGAACGTTGACGTTCTACAACAGCTCAGAAACATGGCGGGGTGGTGCGACGCGAACCCTACCAAGCGAAAGACACGCGGAGGGATTAAGCGTTTCATTACTGCTTGGCTTGCCAGAGAGCAGGACAAGGGCGGCAAAGCGCCGCAAAATAAGCCGTTTGTCTACGACTACGGCAACACGGAGGGAAGCCTATGAACGTTGACGCATTGATCGACAGCATCGCGAAAAAGGCCGAGCCTGTGCGTGATCTGGTCGACTACGAGAAAGACGGGCTGCTGTACTGCGGCCATTGCAACACACCGAAGCAGTGCCGCATCCCCATCGGAGGGAACGTTCGCCTTGTCGGCTGCCAGTGCGCTTGCGCGGCGCGAGAGTACGAGGCCGAGAAAAAAGCTCGCGCTGACCGTGAGAAGCGACTACGCATCGAAACGCTGCGTGCTGACGGAATCCGCGACAAGAGCCTGACGGCGTGCCGGTTCGACAAGGCGACGATGAGTGACGAGATCGTCAAATGCAAACGCTATGCCGACGCATGGGACGATATGCGGCGCGAGAACAATGGGCTTCTGCTGTGGGGGAACACCGGAAACGGGAAGACCTTCGCGGCGGCGTGCATCGCTAACGAACTAATTGACCGCGGAATTCCGGCAATGATTACGAGCTTCCCGCGGATCCTCAACGCAGGATACGACAAGCAGGAGATCATCGAGCAGGTGCACTATTACCCGCTGATGGTGATTGACGATCTCGGCGCAGAACGCAGCAGTGAGTACGCAATGGAGACGGTTTACACGGTCATTGACGAGCGATACAAGGCCAAGAAGCCGCTGATCGTCACCACAAACCTGACGCTTGACGAGCTGTGCAGGCCGAAAGACATGACCTATCAGCGCATCTATGACCGCATCCTCGAGATGTGCACGCCGCTTGTATTCAAGGGCGATAGCATGAGACGCGACAAAGCAAATCAGCGCATGAGGCACGTCAAATCGGTGTTGGCAGGCGGTGCGCCGTGAGCGGGTATCGCGGGGGCATTTTCAAGTGCCCGTTTTACTCGCGGGACTACCGCGACTATCTCAACTGCGAGGGAGCACAAGTCAAGCTGCCAAAAGAGGAGCTGGACGAATATACGCGGCGCTACTGCGCCAACGAAGAATGGCGGCGCTGCCCGATTGCTCGGGCGCTGACGCTGCACTACGAAAGGACGGAGAACCGATGAGCGAAAGAAACAGGGACAAGGTAAAACGGCTTGAGCGCGAGCTCGGAAGATATCAGAAAAAAGTCGGCGAGCTGATGAAAGCGAATGAGAAGCTGCGCGAGGATATGGAGGGGCTGAACCAGCTGCGCATGGCGTTCGACGCTTGGATTATCCAGATCGCGCTTTCCTACGGCGAGGCAGTGAAGGACCCCGACACGGGAGAAGAGATCCCACGTATGAAGGCGCTCCGCCTCGAAAGGCCGAAGGTGAACCCGCTGCTTGGGAAATACAGGATTGACCGACGCGTCGATGAGAAGAACGTGATGCATATTGCGGTCGGCCTGCGGGACGACCCGGATGACGATAAGCGCGAGACGGAGGCCGCCGATGGGCTTGACAAGTGCTGACCTCGCGCGGCTTGGGCCGGAAGCGCAGCAGCAGGTGCGCAAGGCGATGAGCAGGGAACGGCGGCAGGCCGAAAGCGTGCATTTTTTTGTTGACGGCAGGCCCGTCCCGAAGGGCAGGCCCCGCGTCACACAGAACGGAACGTACACGCCGAAGAGCACGCAAGAATACGAAGCCGCTATTCGCGCGGCGTGGGAACGGGAGTACGTGATGCCGTTTGCCGAGGGAGATGCGCTGACGCTTGATGTCGCTGCATATTTCCCAATCCCGAAGGGGACGGCAAAGAAGCGCAGCGCAGAAATGGGGTTCAGGCCGTACTTAAAGCGCGGAGATCTCGATAACATCGTCAAGGCCGTTATGGACGCACTCAACGGGTACGCGTATCCGGATGATGCGGCAATATACAGCATTTCGGCGCGCAAATTGTACACAGACGGGGAGCCGTTTACGGCGGTGATCCTTCGGCGCGTAGTGGGGGGATGAGCGTGAGTTTTGAGCATTGCCACTTCTGCAAGCCGCCAGTGCGCTATCCCGGCTGTCAGGACCATTGCCCGCACTACGCGGAGGATATCGCAAAGGTCCGGGCGGCGAAGGCCGAAGAGAAGCGGCAGACGCAGGCAAAAGACGATTATTTAGGCGCGCGCCAGTTCAAAACGCGGTGTGGCCAAAAGCTGAGAAAATAAAGGGAGCGAAAAAGATGAATGCAAAAGACACTGCGGAGCGGATCCGTGGGCTGAGAACTGCCGCTGGCATGAGCCAAGCGAGTTTTGCCAGCATGTGCGGCATTGAGCAAGGACAGCTGTGCAACTACGAGATGGCACGCATCATGCCGACTATCCCGCTGTGCGAACGGATATGCCGCGCCGTCGGCATTAACCTGCTCGACTTTTTACGGGAGGATGACGAGGGGAAAAGCGGCATTCCGACCGAGGAACGCATCGGCGAGAAGGTGAAAGCCCTGCGTCTGATGAGAGGGATGAACCAGACAGAACTTGCGGAAAAGTCGGGCGTCGCAGACAGCACAATCTCGTCCATCGAGCGCGGCGAGCGATACGGCATAGTCACGACGTATCTCTATCTCGCCGAAGCGCTGGACGTGTCCATCGCGGCGCTGTTAGGAGGGGAATGACATGAGCCGATTCGTTATGAGCAAGACCCCGTGGGAGCGCTGCCCGTATCCAGGGCTTAAGGCGGCGCTTGAAAAGACCGACTACAACCAGACCACGCTTGCCGAGGAGACCGGCATTTCTGCGACCAACGTGAGCCGGTATATCAAGGGCGACGTGGACGTGACCGTGCGAGCGTTTCTCGCGTTGGAGGATTTGACCGGGAAGCCGTTCCGGGAGCTGTTTGGAGAATGCGAGGGGAGAAGATGAAGGTTCTAGTTGCCTGTGAGGAATCACAGGAAGTTTGCAAGGCTTTCCGGGCATTGGGACATGAGGCATATTCCTGTGACATTCAGGAGCCGTCCGGCGGACACCCTGAGTGGCATATCCTGGGCGATGCGCTCAAGGCTATCGATGGGGGGAAAGTGACCACAATGGACGGGGAGACGCATGACGTCGGGAAATGGGACTTGCTGATCGCACACCCACCGTGCACATACCTAACCGTTACCGGGAATCGCTGGTTTAACACGGAAAGATATGGTGAAAAGGCGGTCAGACGGTTGCAGTTGCGGGAAGAAGCTGCGGCGTTTTTCCTGGCCTTTGTAAATGCCAACGTTTGTAAAATCGCGGTAGAAAATCCGGTCGGATATATGTCTACACACTATCGTAAGCCTGATTGTATTATCCAGCCGTATGAATTCGGGCACCACGCAAGAAAAAAGACTTGCCTATGGCTAAAAGGCTTACCCGCTTTGCGACCGACAAACATTGTAGATGCAGGAGATATTTCGTCTGGCGGATACAGTGTAGGGGCAAGCGCAAACTATGCAAAAGACGAGACTGGGAAGATTATGAGATGGAATGACCCTCGTACGGCAAAAGCAAGGAGCAAGACCTTCCCCGGCATCGCCAAAGCTATGGCGGAGCAATGGGGCGGAGACATAAGGGAGGACGCATGATGACAAAGAAAATTCTTGACGTGACCTGCGGGAGCAGAACGATTTGGTTCAACAAGAACCATCCTGCTGCGATCTACTGCGACGTTCGGAACGAGGAATGCACGGGGGTCTGGAAGAGCACCAACAGAGATTCAGAGCGAACTTGCAACGTGCATCCTGACGTGCTGTGCGACTTCACGGATCTACCGTTCCCCAGCAATTCTTTTGCGCTGGTCGTATTTGACCCGC